AAACGGCAATTATGACCTCAGACGTGAGAGCTTTGTATAATCACGACTCAAACCAGCTACCATTAGGTCGGACACCTAAAACCCTACGCATTGCAGAAGACTCAAAAGGGTTAAAGGTAGAGATAGACCTACCAGACACACAATACGCCCGTGATTTGCAAACAAGCATTGACAGAGGGGATATATCTCAGATGTCATTCGGATTTACAGTGGCAGAAAACGGGGATGAGTGGAAAGAGAAAGACGGCACAGCGAAACGCACAATAACAGAAGTTAAAGAACTTTTTGACGTTTCGCCGGTTGTTTATCCTGCATATACATCAACAAAAGTGGCAGTAAGAACACTTGAGAAAGCGAAAGAATGTATAACTCCAGTCGTGACCGACGAGGGGAATGGCGTGACCGCCGAGGATGAAGCAAGGAACTTAGCAATTGATATTTTAACATTAGAGCATTCGGAGGACTTAAAATGAATAAGTTAGAAAAACTTAGGAAATTATTTAAAGACAAGATCGAGAGACTAAAGGCTATCAGGGCACTTGAAGGAGAGGCTTTGACAGCGGACATTAAAACGGAACGTGACGGACTGTTATCGGAGACCGAACAGCTTACAAAAGACATTGATGCTGAAAAACGCATGGTAGCAATGGATGATCTGTTAAACGACAACACCGATGACAACGCAGGAACACTTGATGCTGAAATTGAAGATCATCCAGTTTACAGGGGAACTTCGGCGACGGCATTTGGTCAGCAAATGGTGGATGTTGCTACAGTAGAAGCCAGAATGGGCGGAGACGAAGTTATTGCGGCTGCCAGTAAAAGACTTGAGTTAAGCGCAAAACGGTCTTTGGCTTTGATCGAAAAACGGCAGGGTAAAATCTCTAAAGCCTTTGAAGATCGCTCAATGCGGCCTTTATTTGAAGACAGAGCAGCAGGAAGTGGACAGAATCAGGCGATAGGTTCAGAAGGTGGATTTTTGTTACAGTCAGAATCTTCGATTGACCTTATGACAAACGGGTTCAACAACTCAGAAGTGCTGAAACGCTGCCAGAAACGAACCATAACCGGTTCAGAATCACTTGAGATAGTCGGTATTGACGAAACAAATCGTGCAGACGGTTCAAGGGGTGGCGGTGTAAGAGTTTATACGGATGCAGAGCTTTCAGAGATCACATCCAGTTCAACCAAGTTTGAGAAAATCAAATTAGCACCTGAACGAATGACCGGGCTTTATTATGCAAGTGACAAAATTCTTATGAACGCAACCTTTCTTGGTCAGGAAATGAGACAGTTATTTACCGAAGAATTTGCTTTTAAAACTCAGGATTTGGTCATGGAAGGCACCGGAGCAGGTCAGGCACTTGGCCTTAAAAACGCAGATTGTAAAATCAGTATCGCAAAAGAAGCCGGACAGGATGCAGACACAATCGTTACTGAAAATATCCTGAAGATGTTTGAACGATTTAATATCAGATCAGGCGACGGCGCAGTAATTTGGCTTGCTAATAGGAACGTATTTCAACAGTTGATGCAGTTGTCTTATTCAGTAGGTACAGGCGGAAGCATGGCAAAACTTTATGTTCCTGCGCGACGACCTGGAGACACCGGATCGATTCTTGGATATCCTGTTGTATTTATCGAACAGGCAGAAACTCTTGGAGATGCTGGCGACCTTTGGTTGGTTGATTTGTCTCAGTATCTTTGTGTTGATTATGGGAATATCAATGAAGCCAGTTCAATACATTTTAAGTTCGATTATGGGCAGACTACATTCAGGTTTGTTTATAGTTTTGACGGACAGCCAAGGCTTTCTTCGGCAATCACACCTTTCAAGGGTACCGGTTCAACAGTGAGTCCTTTTGTGAGAATCGCAGCAAGATAATTTTATAAAATAACGGAGGATATAAAAATGAGTAATTTAACATTACCAGAATCGTTTAAAATCATTCAGGGACATGAACCGGCAATAGCAAGTGCATTGCTGAACACATCTGATATTATTTCCTGTAAAAATTTTAAAAAGGTGTGGGCTGTTCTTAGCTATACCTACGTTGACGCTGTAGATGTTGTTGTGACTTGGAATGAAAGCACAGACGTTGCAGGAACAGGGACAGTAGCAATCACAGAAGTTTGCCCGATTTGGTCAAACATTGATACCGCCTCAGCCGATCTTTTAGCAAGGGCAACTGATGCAATTACATTTACCATATTATCAGCCACAGGTAAGAATCAATTATGGATCGTGGAATTTGACCCTGCAAAATTCAGTGCCGGGTTTGATTGTTTCCAGATCAGAATGTCAGGCGCAGCCGCAGGCATAGTCAATGTTGAATATTGGGGCGAACCCAGATATCAATCTGATGTTGTTGGAACAGCGATAACTGATTAGGGGGGATTATGGAAGTAAGATTAACAGACTCCGGTAAAAAGCTATTTGATAAAACAGAGAACGTAATAAATGTTTCTACCAAAAGAGCTTTTGTGTTGATGGAGAACGGATATGCTTTGAAAGATAAAGTGTTTTTTAGACTTCATGCCGGAAATAATCCAAAAGAGGTAAAGGAAATTAAAGAGATAAAAGAAGTTAAACCAAAACAGGAAACCGCCGTTTCTTATAAATCAATAAAACGGGAAAAGGCGGTTATTCCCAAAAAATTCAAAAAGAGATAGGAGACCTGACAAATGGGTAACTATGCACCAAGTACACGAGCAAGAATAGCAGATTTAATTTTAGGCATGAGGGTTGATACAAGCGTTGTTGACGTATCAGATTTAGTACACCTTCATCAAGCGCAGGTAGAGGATTTTAATGTTTACGGGACGATTTGGTTAATGAATTTATTCATGGAAGTTGAAACAGTATTGGAAGCAGAAGCAGCATTATTTCAATATACATATTCCTGTCCGTTACACACAGGTGGGGCAATAACATCAACCAAGCTGGGGCTTGTGAGTACATCTATCTCAGGCTTAACAGAAGGTCAAAGGGTAACATGGGGAGGCGGTGCCGTATCAGGGTCGAATCATAATGTTACTGGTAGCGCTGGCGTTGCAGATAAGCCTGTGGGGCTTGGTCAGCCAATATTTATTGGATATAAAGACGCGGTTTCAACCATTGGACATTTAACCACAGTTGCAGATATTGCAACCGGAGTTGTTTTTCATTCATTGTTTTATGTTCCCGTGTCAGACGGTGCTTATGTAGAAGCCGCATATTAAGGAGGTATCATGGCTGTTATCCGTGAAACAATTATAAAAAAATGGAACTGTGTATCATCAGATACAAGACCGACAGAAGACGTTACAGAAGGTTCAAAAGTCCATTACATTGATACAGGAGAAAAATATATCTATCATGATGGCACTTGGGAACCGGATAGAAGTCTTATTTACGCTTTTAACGCAATTTAGGAGGATATTATGTACGGTAAAAACTCAGATGGGGTAGGAAACCCTCCATTAATAGACGCTGATCGAAGGCTTGTGTCTAAGCCAAGCGGCGGAAAATATGAAGATGATGCGGTAAATGGTCGTATCTATCATTTAACATTGGGTGCGTGGACATCAACCATTGCCGCAGGAAATATCAATGCTTTTGCAGCAGCCGCAAGCACACAGTTTGCAGTTTGGAACCCGGTAGGTTCTGGGGTAAATGTAGTATTGTTAAAATTTGCTACATTCCCGATTTCCGGAACGACTCCTGTTGCAGGATGTTTTCACAGTAAATTTCAATTAACGCCTGTTCTTGCATCAACAGCGGTTTCGCCTGTAACAAGTGGATTAATAGGAACGACAGCGGCTCCAAAGGCCGGATATATTACATCGGCTGCTGGTTCAGCACTTACAGGAAGCGGGGCAGCTACATTAATCAGGGCTGCGGATTTTTATATTACAGCAGGCACAGCGGCAAATTTAGTAGGGGCAAGATGTGTTGAATATGTTGACGGTGATATTACTCTTGGCCCAGGTTGGGGATGGGCTCCGACATGGAAGGCAGCAGGCACGGCTTATCTTGGCGGATATTCTGTATCATGGAAAGAAGTTGACGTTTAAATTACGGGCCGTCTAAATGGCGGCCTTTAATTAAGGGAAATTATGAAATTCGATTCTAAAATAACTCCAAGATTTTTCAAAGCTATTGTTGGTGAGACTTCAAAAGATAACTACGAACCGATAATGGCTGATGCTTCGACTTGTGGACTTTTAATAGCAAGTCATAACGAGGAAGCTGTGCATCAAGGGCGTTTTTTCAGGTCAGGGCTTAATTACACGCTGGCTAATGGTAATGTTGCAGCCTTTGGAATGTCAATCCCTGCCAGCGGTAAAGAGATACATATGGCGTGGGAGCTTACAGCAACAGCAGATGGAACATTTATCCTTGTTGAAGATGTAACGAGTTTTGCAGGTGGAGCCACAGTTACACCATTGAATCATAACCGGGTAAAGGCCAGCTTAAACCCTTCTGTCACAACCTGCATAAAAGGTATGACAGGAGTGAGCCCGATAACCCCAACAGGCGGGACTACAATATTAACAGCGGTTTTATCAACTGGTAAGGGTTCTGCTATAAATCGTGACACACAGGCTGAATTTATTTTAAAGCCTAATTCAAATTATTTTTGGCAGTACACAAACGGAGTAAACCCAAACATAATCCAACTTGTTTTAACATGGCATGATCATGAGCCGTGTACATAGGAAATTATGAAGAAAATACTAACGACACCGCCTGTTTATTATCCACTTGTTTTAGATCAAGTCAAGTCACATCTAAACATAGACTATGATGACGATGATGCGTATTTACAGTCTATAATTGCAGTAGCAACGGGTAAGGCAGAGCAAATCACAAGGCGCAGGCTGATAACTCAGACATGGACAGTTTACCTTGATGCTTGGCCTGCAGGAGATAGTATTTCTTTACCCTTCGGAAATTTAGCAAGTGTGACCCACGTTAAATACACAGACACAGCCGGAACACAAACGACTTGGAGTGATGACTATTATAATGTTGATACATACGGAGACCTTGGCAGGATAGTTTTAGAGTACGGTTATAATTGGCCTACAACTACCTTAAACCCCAATAATCCGATAGAAATACAGTTTGTTTGTGGTTATGGGGCAAACGCAGTACAAGCGATCACAGGGGCTTCTAACGCCTCCCCCATAGTTCTTACGATAGGAACGCACGGACATGCAACAGGTGACGAAGTTTATATTTACGATGTAGGCGGGAATACAGCAGCATACGGTAATTGGATAATTACAAAGGCAGATGTAAACTCTTTTAATCTTAACGGTTCAGCCGGAAACGCAGCATGGACTTCAGGGGGATCGTGTATAAAACAATCAGTTGACCCATTAATAATCCATGCAATTAAAATAATTCTTGGAGACTTACACGAACATAGAGAAGATCAGATAGTAGGCACAGATCAAACGGCTAATCTAAAAGTTGCAAGAGATTTATTGTGGATGAAAAGAATACACGAGGAACCGACAGAATGAGATCAGGCTTATTAAGACATACAGTTTCAATACAATCTGAAACTCCTACACCGGATGGAATGGGCGGATCGACTTTAGTGTGGGCTGACGTTTCAGGAATGACAAAAGTCAAAGCAGCAATCTGGCCGTTAAAATCCAGTGAAGCTCTTGACGCAATGAAACTTGAATTAACCGTTACGCATAAAATAAGAATAAGATACAGGGCAAGTGTCACAGCGAAGAACCGGATTAAATTTGGTACACGGTATTTTAACATAGTTTCGATTATGAACGTAGCCGAGAGAAATAAACAAATCGATATTATGGCAACAGAGGACGTATGATTGAATGGCACGCAAATAAAGTGATTAACGCTGCAAAGATCGTTTTAAAAAACGTATCAAAAGAAGTTGCTAATGATGTCATGGACGACGCAAAACGTATATTGAAGCAGAAGGCCAAAACCACCACAGAACAGGGGCTTTTAAGCCAGTTTTATGTTGAAAAGAGTAAATATAAAGACGGTGGATATATAATATGGTGTCAGGGGCCGAAGAATTGGAAACCTCCTTATCATGCCAGCTTTTTAGAGATGGGAACTTACAAAGATGTTGCAAAATCCTTTATGAGACCTGCGGCCAAAAAAAACAAGAGCAGCGCAAACAGAAAATTTAAATCAGCATTGGATAAGTTATGAACGCATTATTTCAGGGACTATATAACAGATTTGCTACAACCACAGGCAGTGGCTTTTATAATGATATAAGCGGGAGATTGCGGCCCAACAAAGCAGAGCAGGGCGACCCGTTTCCGTATTGTGTTTATTTTTCAGTTTCCGATATTGACGAATTAGATTTTACCGATGAGCGAGAAGACTTCACAATTCAATTTAATATATTCAGTCAGAATAATTCAGCATTAGAAGCAGGGAATCTTTTAGAGTCATTAAAAACAATGTTTGATGATTGTACACTTACAGTAACAGGATGGAGACATTTAAACTTCCAACGTAATTTGACTTATCCAAATAACGATTTTGACCAAGTGCCACCTATACAGGGGTATTCAGTTGAGTATGACGTGTTATTAGAAAGGGAGCGACCATGATAACAGAACAAGAAGTTAATGAAATGGGGTCTGACAGCCTTCTTATCCACGACATTAATGTTTTCGATCATGCCAAAAGATTTTTTAAAGGGTTAAGCGAGTCAAAAACCTATAAACTATCGAAAGAATACATTTCAAAGACACATAAAAATCCATGCGGTTTAGGATTATTACAAAGGAGCTAAAAGATGGAGCAAATTAGCATAGTAATACCAATTATACGACCAGACGCAGCCAAACGCTGTATAAAGGCAATTAAGAAAAACGCAGGCTTGCCTATTAACCAATACGAAATAATCACAGGTATTGACTCTAAGGGAGTCGGTTGTCCTCGGATGGTGAAGAAATTAGTCAAGAGAACAAAGTATGATCTTGTCATGTTTCTTGGCGATGATACCGTACCTGAAAAAGACTTCCTGAAAAATGCTTTGCTAAAAATGCAGGAAATAGGATGGGGAGTTGTCGGACTTCATACTCAAGACAAAAGAGTAAAAGACGGAAATCCATTTGCACACTGGCTGGCACATAAAAAGATGTTGAAGTATATTGAGGGCGGAGATTTCTTTTCAACAGAATATAATCATTGCTGGTG